TAAGTCCTTTGACTGGGCCATATACGCCATCAACTTTGGGATCTATTACTTTAATATCTAAAGAAAATTTTGATCCGCCTTGAGTTGCACCAATGACCGCTTCTCCGGCCTCATTATAATTAACGTATACAACACCTTCACCCAGCAAAATATCATTTGCATTCGGGACTATAGGAGTTACAACACCTGTCATAATTTTTCACATCCTTTAAATTGATATTAAACATCATAGTCTCTGATTAAAATCGGAGTTGTCAATGGGCTATTTGCTGTGTAATGTCCTAAAAATTCAGTCCCGGATACAACTTCGGTTTTTTCTTTTAAGGCTCTTTCAATTTTTCCATCATTGGCAACATTTTTAACAATTACTATAAAACTTTTTCCATCATGTTTTTTACCAACAACGGCCACATTCTCATAATAATTATCCTCATTGGCATCAAGGTTTCCGACTATTTTTCTATAATTGCCCTCATCTGTCATGCTAAAGAAAGACATTCCATTTAATGGCAAGATTGCAGATTTAGATTGATTTTGTAATAATGAAATTGCATCAACATAAAATGTAACCTCAGCACTTGGAGCGGCATTCAATTGAAAACTTATACCAGTAACGGCGGACCATGAAGCAGTTCCAGTCTGAGTAAATGAGGTTTTAGCAATTTTAAAAACATTCCATCCATTTACTAAAGCTGTATAAGCAACATCATAATAATATAAATTAGTAACTGTTAATTCAGCATCTTTATGTATATTTAATCTTATTCCAGCGGTCCCCAAGTTAGTTATATTTGCTGTAGTTATATAAATTGCAAAACAAATATAATCTGCAGTTGTTGAAACCTCTGCATTATCAAAAGCAGTCAAATCTTTGGAACTTGCAAAAACTTCATGAATTCCATATTGTGTAGTATCGGCCACACATTTAGCCGCCTGAACCCCAGCCAAAACAATAGTAGTTTCAGCAGTGTAAACTCCACCACCGCCGGCCCAATCTTTTGACTCCCATGTTCCGTCACTTTCACAATCTGAAATAATTTTATTGTTAAAATATCTTAAACAAAGAGTTTCAACTGCTAACCTAACAATAAATTCCCTATATCTTTTGAGTGGTACCCCATTGGCATCAAGTTGGCCACCATAAGCACCATCAAATTTTATATCTTCTATCTTTCTAACTATTTGACATTTTACGCCGCCCTGTAAGGCCCCTAAAGCTATTTGATTGGGTAATTCATAATTTCCATATAGACAGCATTCGCCTAAAACTATATCATTGGCCGCAGGTACGGTTGGCGTTACAACACCAGTTGACATAATAACAACTCCTTTCTATCTCAATTCTAAATAATATCTTTGGTGGAATCTATAAATTCCGGGTTGGTCGTCGGGGATTTCATCAGCAAAATCCAAATAACATTTAAAAAATCCGTCGGTTTCAACTTGCCAGGCTCTATGCATGACCGCTTTTACAGCCTCAACCGCCGTTAAAACTGTAGTGCTGTCAATCTCATCTTCGTTGGAAGTTGCTTTATTCCAGTAATCAATTTCACATAGCCAAATTTCTTTAATTATATCCTCATTGCTTATATTTTTTAATTTATAAACACAATAAGGGAATACAGCATCAGAAGGTGGCTTTGTGGCATAAACATTAATTGTTGTTGCCGCATCGATTTTTTCCCCGATATATTGTTTGAACTTTGCAAATGTCATCATAATTATAAACCCTCTTTCATTGCCTCTCCTGCTATTCTTTCAATTTCTGATAAATGATTATAAACCGCCGGCCTAAAAAATGGGTGGGCCGGCATTTTGCATGTTCCCATTTCCTGATAAATAGCATATAAAGCATCATTCATTAACCAAAGTTCATTTTGTTTTATTACATATGTACATCTTGACTGCATGTAACCAGTATCAACAGCCGCATAAAATTTCATCTTTTCAACACAAAACGCACCAATAGCATTTAAAGCCTTTTCTTGATTTCCTTTTAACTGAGCCATAAATTTACCGGTCCTATTTACTAATCTAATCATAAAATCAACCCCTATATTTAACGGTCAATATTGGATTATTACCACTGTCTGCTTCCTTGCTTGCTAATTGGAGCCAAGTGATAACATTTAAATCACACCCCTTGATATAATATTACTGTACCACTTGCAATAACTACACTTGTAAAACGGCCATATATTACAGTTCCGGCATCAAATGATATTGAAGTTATACCGGTTGGGTTTCCTGTACAAGTTAAAACAGCAGTTGTAATAATTTGAATGGTCACAAAAACAAAATTAGTTGATGGAGTTTTAGTAGCGGCCCCAGAATAAACCCCACCAAATTGCCCCATACTTGCACTAATTAAATCATTAGCTTGATTACTCATCATTTACACCACCTTTATTATTAAGCATCTGCCGTAACTCTTACATAATTTGTTCCATCACAGCGAACTATTGCAGTCTTGGTTGTTGCAACCTCAACTCCAGTTCCGGCCGCTGTTTTTATAGTACAAGCAGAAGCCGTCGCATTATATAAGATGTAAACTTTATTTGCAGTTGTCGGAGCAATAATATTAGTTGCACCGCTTGAATTACTTGTTGATAAAAATATTGTTTTAATCTCAGCCGCAGACAAAGTCCAATCGGCCGCCGCTCCTGCATAGTCATGAGTAGAAATCGCAAATGTTAAATCTGGACTTGTAACAACCGGAGCAGTTAAAGTCTTATTTGTTAATGTCTGAGTTGCCGCATTTGCTGTCAATGTATCGCTTGCAGCATCTGGTAAAGTCATTAACTTAGTTTTTCCGGCATCCTGATAAATACTAGCAATAACCGGAGTTGTTAAGGTTTTATTTGTAAATGTCTGAGTTGCCGCTAAAGCCGCCAAAGTATCAGAAGCAGTATTTGGAACTGTCATTAATTTTGTTTTACCGGCATCTTGGTATAGACTGGCAATAATTGGAGTTGTCAAAGTTTTTAATGTCAATGTTTGCTCTGTATCTTTCATAACAAAAGTATCTGCCGCATCCCCTATATCTGGGATTGTGACAGTTGCGGCCGCATTTGTTTGGTCCGCACTTGTTAAAGTAACTCCGGAATCTGTATCGTCTATGATTGGGGTTGTTAAAGTTTTATTTGTTAAAGTTTCGGCTCCTGTCTTACTTGCAAAACCGGCTATACTTGTTACAACTTCATTAATTGCAACAACAACATTTGATTTAGCAGTTGTTGTCAAGCTTGATAAAGTTCCAACTTTAGCACTTGCCGCACTAACATCAATTACAACTTCATTGATTGCATCAACAACGCTGTCTTTATCTGTAGTTGTAAGACTATTTAAACTTCCAACTTTTACATCAGTGGCCAATTCTGTATTACTAATTAAACCAGCACCAACAGATCCAACACTAACAGCCTTTGAATTCGTACCGTCATGGTCATGCCCGGTTGAGGTTTCATATAGTAACATAAATAAATTTCTAAGATGAGGATTTTTACAATATTGTTCTATTTGACTTTTTAAAGATGTTTCAGCCATATAAAAAAGCTCCTTTCAATTTTAAAATAAAAAATCTTTGGAACTTATTTTACATTTTTTAGATTTCAAGAAATTTTCACTATATTATTTTCTAAATCTCAAGTAGTAAAATAAATTTTACATTTGTTCCTTAAGTTATAATTTAATATTACATTATATTTTATTTTTTTACAACTGCCGCAGATGGTGCAATTGATGGAGATGGATTCGCTGTATCTTGTGGAGTCTTTTTTGCCTTTTTAGATTTCACAATAACTTCTTCACCCTTGGAATTAACAACTATTTTATCAACCTCAATTGTTGTTGCCATTAATAATCCAGCAACACAAAGAGCCATTAAAATAATTATAACTTTGTTTAAATTTCTATTTATAATATAAATCATTATTTATCCTCCTTTTAAAATAGGCCCAGTCAAGTAATCAACTGAGCCATTATATAAATTAATCGATTAAGCTTATGAATATAAAAGTCCGGTAATTTTTCCATGATATTCTTCTGGTCCATGGTCAATTGAAGCCTGCATATATACTTGTTTAGCAAATGATGCCCCATCCGTTGGCTTATCTTCTATGATAATGTATTTTCCATTGACTGGGCAAATTGCTATTCTTATTACAGACATTTCAACAAAATAAACTTCTGAAACTGTAACATTAGGATCATATAAAATTGTAAATTCGCAAAAATCAGTATAAACCTTTTGAATAGAACTTCCACCCTCAGTTCTGGACATTGGAACATATTCATATAAGGCTCCAACTTTTTGCCTATTAAAACTATTACATAGCATAACCAAGTTTTGTAATGGTGCTCCTGAATCAACCATTTTCTTAAGACAAGCATTAATAAGTGCTGTACTTAAATAAGCAGACCCAGCCGCAACTGCATTTGTTGAAATAGCTGTTTTAATACCTCTCATTTTTGCGGCTGTGCTAACAGTTGCCGCACCTTGATAAACTCCGGTAATTATACAAGTATCTAAATCACTAGCCATTTTTTTAAGATTTCCGACTAACTGAAAATCCAATTCATTCATAACAGGATTACCAGGTACATTTGTTGACATACCCATTGCAACACCATCTATATTATGGGCTCCTTCTGCTGGAGTTCCCATTGCCATAGTTCCAACGGTTGATAATTTTTTATATGAAACCTCAGCCTTCTGCATAAAAATCTGACAAGTTTGTAAATCTTGACCCCTTGTAATTGTTGTTGCTGTAACACCAGTTACGGATTCTGTCTCATCAATATCCGGAATAGCACCAGCCCCAGTATCATAAGGGACAGCAACCGGAAATTCAAAACTTGAAACAGTTTTAACAACTGCACTATTTACATTACCTGAATCATCTATTGGGGAACCAATAGCATTTAAAAATGGTGTTATTCTATTTCCAACAGCGAATAATTGACCCAAATAATTAAGGTCTGTACTTCTTGTATAAGCCATCTAAATCCCTCCTATTTTTGATTTTGTTGAGCATCAAGGGCCTCTATTTGTCTTTGTATTTGTAAAAATGAAGGATTTCCAGCTGCTAAAGCCGCATCATATTTTTTAACTAAATCTTCTCTATTATTGGCCGGGGTTGAAACGGTCCCCTTTGGTGGTGTTTGGCCTGTAACCATAGAAGGTTTAAATAACTCATTATAAGTTGTCTTTAATGGTGTTACAACCTTTTCATGATTAACTATTGTATTATCAGCCACAACAACATCATCCAAGTTAATGGCTTTAATTAATAAGTCAATATGTTTTGCTCCTTCATTAATCAAAAGATTAGTTAATAGAAACTCTTTGTTTTTTTGCTCAATTTGTTTATTGAAAATCATTTCTTGATTCTTAATTTCCAATCTAAATTTATTTTCTTGCTCTGCTAATTTTGTCTTCATGTCATTGTCAGTAATTAAACCGCCAACATTTTCTAATTGTTTCTTATAATCATTAATTTGTTGCTCTAAAAGTTTTACTTTTTCGTTTTTCTCATTGAATACATGTTTCGGAATTATTTTTGTTGGATCATTTGCTACATACTCGACATCCCCAATCGATTCCTTAAGGACCGTCAACATGCCAGACTCCTCCAACTTTTTATATTTTTCCTCACCTAGTAACCTTTTTAACCATTCCATAATAACCTCCGTTTTATAGTCAATAGACTTTAAATTTATAGTGTTTCCACTCTGTTTTATTTTATAGTGTTTTATCACTTAAATATTTATATAATGGTTCCAATTGGAACCTGTTTATTAACTGGCTCTTCTGCTGTCTCATTTGTTATTTTTTCCATTTCTTCTTCTGGATCATCTATCAAAGGATTTAGTTTTAACAAAGTTTCTTTTGAAACCATCCCAACCAACGAGATTAACATGTCAACTATCTCAGCTTCATTGATTATTTGAGATTTATTAAATTTTATATTAACTTTTGTTAAATCATCAGGAGGCAATTGTTTAAATTCTTTAAATTTATTACTAAAATATAGCATATCCATAATATATCTTTTACATTCCTTGATAAACTTATTACATTTTTGGTCAAGGTTTGTAAAATAAGCCTTTATTGTAACATTAGTTAAATCCCCACCGGATAACTTTTCAGTATCAACACTATGAGAGAACATATATATATTTTTTCTTAAGATTTCTAAAAATTCCTTTCTGGCTTGAAAAGGGATTTCATTTGCTATAACTTCAAAGTCCCCACCATCTGAAACATTTATTATTTTATATTTTTTCAAATAATCTATTAACTCACTCAATGACTGCTCATCTTTTAAAGACTCAGCATAATTAACTAACTTATAAATTACTTCCTGAAAATCAATAAAATTATTTGCAAAATCACTAATAGTATAATCATAGGCATCAATTAAACTTTTGATATTATCTAAGTCAGTCATGCCATATCTATTATTTAATAATCTTACAAATGGGATTTTTCCCCAACTTATACCATTGTCAAGGTGGGTTTCAATTGACTGCTCTATGTACTGAGACCCATTTTTTAAGTAAACATATTTAAAATCATTGTCCCAATATTCTGCATACTCATCATCCCCAACCTTATAAGTCCTAATAAGACCGGTTAAGTTCTCTTCTATAGTTCCATCATACAAAGGGATAATTGTTTCAGATTCAACCAACTTTTGTTTAAATAAACCTTCTCTATCTATCCAAACGAAACACCATCCAACGGATTTCTGGGCTGATTCCTCAGCAACATAATCAATTTCGTCATTTACATCAAAAGGTAAATCTGCCACATTATCAATGATTACATCTTTAGCCAGGCAATAACTAACTTTTTGGTCAATTATAATTTTTAAAAAATCATTTGCAACTTTTACATTTGACCTATAAGTATCTTCAACCTTATTGCCCATATTATAATAGTAAAATTTTCGATTAATTATGTCATTTTCACATTTATAATATCTTTGGCCATCTAACATATTTTGATATAAATCAGAACTTATCCATTCGGTTACAATCTTGAATATTTCGTCACCTGTCAAAATATTCACCTCCCTATATTTATATTATACTTTCCTTTTTGGTAAACGCCAACCTTTTGCCATAATAATATCATCTAATGAATATCTAACGGCATCAATTGAGTCATCTTCTAAATCTGGGTACTCTTTTATAAATTCACCTTGTTTATTTTTTTTGTAAGCATAAAACTTAAATTGTCGATAAACGTCGGGACACCTTTTTTTATCAATATTAATTGCAGACAAATCTTGTAAATATTTAATACCCCAATGGACCGAATCCTTCCCTTTTTTACAAGCTGTTAAATTTACATCATAAGTATTTTTCAAAGCATCTATTGCCCTTGGTTCTTCACAATCAGCCTTTGTAACTACAAAAAAGTTAGACCTTAAATTTATCTCCTCAGCTAGTTTAACATTTGAAATTCCAACTCCAAATATTTGGTCAAAAATATCAATTGATTGCCTGGCATTATTATAATTTAATTTAATCCAGGCCGCTGGATGTAAACTAAACCCAAAGTCAAGACCCTGTCTTACTTTCTCAAAATACATTGTCTGCTCATCACTAAAAGAGACATTATTAACATTTTTAAAAATGGACCCACCAACACCAGTAACAAGACCCCTATATTCATTATCATATGCAATCGGGTTAACTGTTTTTAAATACTCAGCTTCCTTTAAAAATTTTGGACCTAACCATTTAATATCAACATCCGTAAAATCTGAGTGGTGGCGAAGTCTTCCGGGTTTATTTGCATCGGCCTCGATATTGGCCCAATGTTCAAATTCAGGCGGAGGGTTAAATACAAAAAATACAATTGCTTCTCCACCTCTAGCCAAAGATTGAACAACATTTCTAATTTCTTTCATTCCTGAAAATTGGTCAAATTCCTCAAATACAATATATTTAATAAAACCTTTTGGAAGTTTAGTTGATTTAATTTTTAATGGATCATCACAACCAAAATATAATATTTTTTGCCCACTTGGTTTAAATACCATTTCCATTGGTGAAACTGTGCATTTATAATCTAATGAGAGGCCCAGTTTATCAATCCCCCATTCAAATTGGTTATAAACTGAGCCTCTTAATGTATTTGCCACTTTTCTAATTACAGCAGTATGCGTGATTTGGCCTCTTTCTTTCCAATCTTCTAGCATACCAAATGGGATAATTTCTGAATAAAAACTTGATTTGGTGCTTCCTCTGCCACCTGTTAGAATTATTTCGTCAACTTGCCCATCTAATACCGGATTTATTAATTTTGTGAATGATGGTGCTATTATATCTTCTAAACAAACATTAGGCATTTTCATCACCTTTTTTAATTATAGTTACTATTTTTCGCCTTTTCTTTTTTCTTTGCTCTGTCTCTGTTTTTACAGTTCCAAGAATGAGACTTTTTAAAAATTTATTGCTCATTAACTCACCTCTAAAATTGTATGTCTGCAGTTGGGATGAAATAAACCGTTTGCCCTGGCATTTTCTACTTCTGAGCGGTCCATTATTTTACCTTCATAATTTTTACACAAATCGCATAATGTATGATGTGAAGATATTTGGACCTTATCAGCTTTTATCCCATCTAAAGCCCCCAACCTTACCATTTCATTATTCAAATGTGTATAATACATGTTTGTATAGGTTTCAATGTTCCAATTGGCTCCGTTTTTAGCTTTAAAACCTCTAAATCCCCGGTCAGCCAAATCATATAAAATCTTTTGCTTATCTTCTATTGACTGGGCCGCTTTTAACTTTCTTAAGGTTTCGTTATAATCTTTTACAGCCAATTTATTCATGCCTTTAACGGCCTCTTTATAGCCATTTATTAAGTTCTCAGCTTCCTTTGTCAAAGGTTTACCGCCGGAGGCTTGTTTAAACTTTTTAATTAGCTCATCTTCTGACTGCATCAACATTACAGGATTATTAAGTTTAGATTTGAATCTAAATTGTTTTTCCTGAGCCAAATTTTTTAAAGCTAGGTCCGTTACCTTCTCATAGTAGTTAATTATATTTGCCTGCATTTTAATACCTCTAAACTTTAAACTTATTTATTAAACCCCAAACATTTATTCCTTTTGCCTGTATTGCATCAAATTCCCTGATATAATCTTCGGCCCATTTGGACACCTGACAAATCATTTTAATGGCCTTTTCTCTTTCAGTTGTGACAGGAGCATATTCTATCTTATATTCTACACCAAAGTAACTATATAATGATTTTGCAATTGCTAGGGCTATAGCATCAATCTTTGTTAAATAATCTGCGACATCCGTATAATTATCATGAAACATAATTTCAATCAAACATGCAATTGCAGTTGTTTCTCTAGTTTCAGCCAAGCCATTTGAATATAATGTAAAATCAGATTTGCATCCCCTATCTGAGTTAATTGTTAAAGGTGCAACAGCATTATAAACAAGATTAGCCAATCTTTTGCCATCTTGTGAATTCCCATAATAATAACACTCTGTACCTTTACCACCGCCAGCGTTACTATGCAATGCTACATGAATATCAGGATTTTTACTGTTTGAATCGGCTATTATTTGACTTAAACTCATACTTCCATTATTTCGATAAATAACAAAATCCCCTTTTCCTTTTTCCAGATAATATTTAACCTTATCGGCTAAAGCTTGCATTCTGGCTTCTTCTGTCCCATAAGGGCCAACTCCTGTATTATTCTCCTGAGTTGAGCCACTAATATAAATTATTTTACTCATGATTATCCTCCTTTTTAAACATATCATCTAAAATTTTTGCCTGACATTTATTACATATTTCTTGATTTATTTTGCCGCAGTCATGGTGAAAATGGCCATTACATAACGTACATTTACCAATTTTATTATCATCATTTATTATTGATTCTGGTATATCATCTTCACAAACTACACAAACCATATTAACCGCCTTACTTTTACTTTTTATTAATTAAGTAAATAAAAAAGATACTAAAAAATTCAATCAATACCCCTGAAACTGTAGTTATAGTAATTTTAAGTAGCATATTTTGTATTTTTTGTATATTGTCTAAATTAGCTTCTATTCGTGAAATTTTTTCCACCTGGTTACATGTATGATTTGACATTATTATCCACCTTCCCTAAATCTTGAAAAAACATATTTTTCATTATCATAATTTTTAGAACTTGCAAATTCGGGATATCTTTTTATCATTGTTTCAATTGCTCTAATGGCTGCATTTGCCAACGGAACATTATTTAAATTTTCTCTGGAATTCCTAACAACAGTGGATAAGTATTGCAATAATTCATCAAGGCCAGCAATAGCATATTTTTTGGCGTGTTCCTCTGCTAGTTGTGAGATTCTTTTTTTAACATTTGCTTTTTTTAGTGCTGTTTTTCCCATCTTATTTAAATCTTTATATTCCTGACTGGTTAAATCCTCAATAGATTTTTCCGCCTTAAGATTTAAAAGCATACCCGACCAATAAGCCGAATCAGTCGCTGACCCTGTTTGAATGAAATATTGACAAAATATTTCCTCCTGGGCCGTAACATCAAAAATAGTTACAACCTTATCCCCCATTAATACCACCTTCCGAATTATCAGGACTAGTAACAATGCCTATTTGAACCAATGTTAAAATTACAAGTCCAACAATTTTGGTTACTAAATCGGCTTTAACTGTATCAATAACACCAAGTAAAGATAAAATAGTTATAATGTTTCCTATAGTTGCAGTTAAGATGAATTTGTTTTGAAACCTTTTTAAAATTTTCACTTAAATCCCTCCTAATACATTTATATTTGTATCTTTAATTTTAACTCCTGCCATTGCGGCAACTGATATTAAAATGGCTTTATATGCTATTTTTTTAGAGTTAAAAAATGATAAACTTGTCTTTCTTGCATTTCTTGTAATAGCCGCCCTATACTTATCCCTGCCTTCATCATAAACAATTTCAGTATAAAAAGGCTCATCATTAATCATTATTGTTGATTCTCTAACTTCATCATCTTTCAAAGTTATTTCTTCTGAAATCTGTAAAGGTCCCAAGTTAATTTTATTAATTGGGTTTTTCTTTTCCTTGATTGGTTCTTTAATCTCAGCCAAATTAAACACCTCCTAATAATTTTTAGTTATAAAGTCAATAAGCTCAAACTTTTTTAATAATTGATTCCTATGTTCTTCTATACATTTTTTACTTTGGTTGCATTCTTCAATAATATATTTAAGACTTTTATTTTCTTCTATAAGTTGAGCATTTATATTTTTTAATTTATGAACCTCTTCAATAGGATCAATAACCTCTTTGGGATCAATACTTTCATCATCAATAATAAGTGAATCGTCTTTTTGTAAATATTTTCTCATATCAAACTCCTTAATTTTTAATAACGCTAATTGTTGGGCTTAAAATTATAGTTGAGTCATTAACAATTCCAACATCAGTCAAGAATTCAATGTCTGCGGCTGAAAATCTATATTTAACAATTTCATCAGTCTTAAGAGTAAAATTATTATTAGTTGTGTAAGTATGCTCCATAAAGGCACATGCATCCTTATGAGTACTTAAATAAGTATTATATTGCAACTCAATTGTATAATTTTCATCTTTTCCGGTTATAGGTATAAATATAATTTCTTTTCCACCATCTTTAAAAGTCTGATTTCTTACATACTCAATATTAAAAGGGTGTTTTATCATTTGGCCATCTTTACCCTTAAGAGCATATTTTAAATAAAACCCATTAGATACAACTGCTATATCTTCCATTTGGGTAACTAATTCCCTCATAAACTTAATTAAAGATAGTTTCTTTTCAGGATCTAAACCTCTGTCATTATAAAGTAAATTTAACTTGCTTATTACTGGGCTGATATGTTCAAATTTCAATGTCATTTTCATCATTTCCTTTCAACTTTTTATAAATTTCTAAAAGGTCCAAAGCTATATTTAGTAAATAAATTATAACGTCGGACCTATGTTTAAAACCTTTTTCATTTTTTAATTCGTCTAATCTGTTTGAAAAATCAGAAGTTAAAAACATACTATATCTTTTTTTATCTTCTAAATTTTCAATCTCAGCTTCCTTTTTTTTCATGTTACACCTCATTAAATAACATCTTAATTCGATTATATGTTAACAAGGCATACATGTAAAGTTAAACCACAGAATTTATTCGACCTTTTATTAAATTAATGTATTCTTCGTTTTTTTCTACCAAAATACAACTTCGTTCTAATTCTTTACAAATTACCCCAGTGGTACCAGACCCAGCAAAACAATCTAAAACCTTATCCCCTTTTTTGGACCCACTAGAAATAATTCTTCTATAAAGTTCTAAAGGTTTTTGACAAGGATGATACTTACCTTCGTTAAAATTAGATTGAGGGACAGCAACCTCCCAAACCGCCGATTGTATTGTTGAATATTCAGTAAAATTAAGGGGCTCTGCTTCTGGACCATATAAATAAAATATTGGCTCATATGTTATCCTGTATCTTTTACGGTCAAAAGGTTTCACATTATTTTTAAAATTCCAAATGATTTCATTTCCAAAAGTAAATCCAAAGAAATTATTTTTTCTGAAAATTTCATAAATATCAAATTTAAAATCATGAGCAAATGAAATATAAATTCTTCCGGTTGGTTTTACTAAAGTTGTTACTAGGCCCAGCCAGTCATTAATAAAAGTTAAGTATGAATTCATATCTTTAAATTGGTCCCATTCTTGATCCTTTAAAATAAAATATGGTGGATCTGTACAAAGCAAATCAATTGATTGGACCTCAATTTTATTAAGGGCTTCCATAATATCATCATTAATAATTTCAATTGAGGCATCAACTTCAAGGGCCGCCGCTTCTTCAATCTTTTTAGTATTATTTTGAATTCTGGTTTCTTGTTTTACTTGCCTTTTTGTAGTTTCCCCAGTAATAACTTTCTCAGCTTCCTCCGGATGGTCTTTTACAAATTTTGCATCTCTTTCAATGGTGGCCTTACTTACACCAAAATCCCTGCCTATTTTCTCAGCAGTTGACAACTTTTCATCATTTTGATTAGAAGTTTCTTCTGTTAAATCGGTCCTTTTGCCTTGATGTTTGTATAATAAATATAATCTACCTCGAATTATACTCATTTGGTCCGGATTAAGATTTCGGCGGCCCAATTGATTTTTAAGAATAAATTCAACAACATCTTCACGACTTTTTAATAACTCACTTACATCCTCAGCCTTAAATAAATGACTTAAATTGTTTTTAGTCAAAATATCAAACCTGTTATGCCCATCAACAATAATATTATTCCAGGTTATAATTGGACTTAACAATCCATTCTCAATAATATTTTGTTCTAATAATGTGTATTCTTCCCCAGTCAATGGAGGTATAAGTTTTTTAAATTCCTCATCAATTTTAATGTTTTTCATAGTTCCACTCCTTAAATATTTATTTTTTTATATTCTGAAATATTTCTAAAATTAACATTTTTAACTTGCTTTAATTCATCAATATAAAAGGAAATAGACTTTAATAAATCATTAAAAGCCATTTCCTTACTTGATCCAATACCTTTAATTTCTTTTAGTTGATTTAATATCATAATATGATTTTGTCCTATTATCTCGTATTTTATAAACATAACCGCCTTATCCTTTCTATTTTGAATAAATCTTAGCTTCCTTGATTTGGTCCAACCTTACACCACAAGGAAGCTAAGAACCCACCCACCCCTTACCTCACTATTTAATTAGTTAATTCATAACTTTTCATCAATTTAGTTAATTCTTCGTTTTTTTGTAACGCTTTTTTTGTACTAAGATAATAATAATAAAATAATTTAGCAATGTAAAATGCAGTATAATTTTTATTGATGAAATGAACATTTATATTATATCTATATTCAAAACTTAATAAACTGGCCAAAAATGAATTCCGGCTTATCTGACTTGTATATTTTCCAGCAATTAAATCATTTAAAGTATTATTTTCAATTAGCAAATGGCATTTATTATCAGCCGTTAACTTTTGAAATTCCTTGTTAAATCGTTCCCTATTTGCCGTAAAATTTTGACTCAGTTCATCAAGTGAATTTTTTCTCTCAATGATACATTTTGAAATTTCTTTTTCATCATAATATTCATAACTAAATGAATAATCTCCTATATCCAATTTTTGGACTTTATATTTAATATTCATTTGGTCAAAAACATTAGTTATGTGTTTAATGCTTTTCTCTCTACTATCAATTATGATAGTAACTTTTTTCAACCAATCTTCAAACTTATGTATAACCATGATTTTATCCCCCTTTGTGATGATTAAAAAAATATACTTATCCAGTCAAGGACCGTTATAAAACTTATTAAAATTAATAACATTGTGTATAGCCGCCAAAATCTTTGAGATAGATTAAAATATAATTCTAAGATTATCCCGGCCACTACATAGGCCACAAGTATTAAAAAAATTATCATTCTCAGCTTCCCCCTTTATTTACTAAACCAATTTTATTTAACTCTCTCAACAACTGGACCCGGAAGTCATATAATTTTAAGTCGCCTTTTGCTGAGTAAATTATTTTTGAGCTATTAACATCATTTTGAAAAATATCCATTGTCACAAACATATCCTCATTATTTAAATAAATCATTCTTGAAACACCAACAATATTATTTTCATCTGTTAACAAACCATTTATTATTTTAACTTCCTCAGAGGCTAGAAACTTTTTGGCTTCTGCCTCTGATATATCAATTGTTATCATTTCTTAATATCCGGGTACTTTTCAAGGGCTTTAACTAAAGTATTGTACATATCAACATTTAATTCTTTATTTGATTTTATAGGCCATTTTTTAGCTTTTATGTACTTGTTAATATCTTCTTCAGTTTTACCCTTGTTATTCATGATAGCGAACAAACGTTTTAATTGTGGTTCACTAACAACTGCAGGGTTTTTTGGCTCTGGTTTGTTTTGATTTGTTGGTTGGGTTTTTTGTTGTTGGTTTTGGTTTCTCTGGTTATTTTGATTACTTGGTGTATTTTCTATTAAGTCAGTTGCATTGAGGTTTAAACAATTTGTAATAGCATAACGCCTGTAATATGTGAGAACTGCCCCTTCACTTTGAATAATATTTTGCATGGCTGCCAATCTCTCAATTTCATCAATTGGCTTTAACTCTATTGGTACAACTCTAGTTGATTCACTTAAACAATCAACCCATATACAACTAATTATTTTGCCTGAAACAATAACATCTAAATCAATATCATATTTATTCATTGCAATATTTAAATGTGTTATTATAGTTTTTATACTGTAATATCCGCTTCTTGCATTTCCGGCTTTGTCTAAATCCTCAGACTGCACTGCTGTAAAAACTTCTTGCTTAACTAAACTAATTCTTTTATTAAAACTTAACTTTGTATCCATTAATGATTCCCCCTAAAAATAATAATTTAACTATCTCTATTATATAACTTATAATCTAAGTTGTCAACCTATTTTTTAAGTTATATATAAACTTTGAAATTGGATTTAATTTTTCATAATCGGGGTTTTCCAGTTCAACAATAATTATTGAGTTACTTTTATAAACTAACATTATTTGATATAAATGCTTATGTATATCTTTAACGCCATCTGCTTCACCTTTTGAAATATAACCAATCTGAGTTAATCCGCCATTCTCATCCTTCCACCAAACAGAAACTGCATTTTTATCATAAATATTTTCAGGCTCATATTTTAAAACTAACATTTCACCTTCAATAATTTTTTCTTTTAATATGTCATATGCATAATGCTTAAGTCCAACAACTGTAAAACATCTAGCAAGTTTCATTTAAAACACCCCCAACCAAAGAACTAACATAAAACATTTGGTCATGATTAACATTAAAATATTTGCATATCCTTGATCTTACTTGATATTTAGGATAATATCCTGCCTCAATTTTTCTATAGTAAGCAATAGATATTTTTAAATCTTTTGCCAGGTCCGACTGCCTAATTCCCTTCCAAACTCTATATTTTTTAACATTGTTATTTATTTCCTCAACCGCTTTATTATTCATAATTTAATATCCTCCTTAAAAAATTGATTATTGAAATATCTTTTCAAATTCCATTTCAAAAATTTTTATTACTTTCTTTATATCTCTGAGAGTAAAACTGCCCTTTAATATTTTATAGTTCATTTGGGAGCGACTGACTCCCAATTCCTTACCCAATAATTCAGGTGTAAAGCCTTTTTTGCCCATTATATACCTGAAATATTCGCTATCCATTTTTTACCACCTCCAAAGTTATTATTTTTTCTGATTCTCAGCTTCCTTTTTTAATTTCCATTCTTTTGATGTTTGATACCAAGGTATTCCTTCCATTTGGTTCACCTCTGGAAATGTGAAGTCTAGGTCCTTAATTTCTGGACATTCAATAGACAAATCTTTATTTTTATTGATTTCTTTTTTATTTTCCATAATCTCATATCCTCCAAGTTTTGAATTTAATTGAGAGGCCCGAAGGCCCCTCCCTTTGTGATTAACACCATTTTGATTTTTTTGGTGGTGGTGTGTTATCTTGTTTATCTGATAACTTACCGGTTTTTTTTGTGTCAGAAACTTTTTTGTTTACGTCTTTTGTTCCCTCAACATCTGGTTTTGGTGTATTCCATGGAAAACTCATAATTTTATATCCCCTTTCTTTGATGATATCTATGTCAAGGCCAAAAGGCCGGGTTTTCTATGAAACTTTTTTACTATATTGTCTTAACCATTCAACTGCTTGTGTAAATGAAATAGTCCATCTTTCAAGTTTTGGCTTTCTTCCAGCTATAGCAGTCAATTGATTGTATTGTTTAACTGTACATTGTCCATCATCCATAATTCCCCAAAACATGTCATTATTTAAACCAATTAATTTATAAGCTTCTTGACTTGTATAAAATTTCTTTTTTCCTATTGTTCCATAATCAAACTCAGTATCTAACACTTCGAACATATCCTGTAATCTTTCTTCTTGTTTTGCAGTTGCCATATTAAAATCCCCCTTAAAAATTATTGTTTATGTCCTTGACTATGTATTAATTATATCACTTAATTTATAAGCTGTCAACCTATTTTTTAAAATTAAGTGATATAATTTTTATTTATTAACGATAATTAATTTTTTTTATTTCATATTTATAATTCTTATCAATTGAATAACTACAAAATTTATTTGAACATATTTTTGTATTATTATCACCTTTTAGAAAATTTACTATAGATGTATCATTAACATATAATTTACTATTGCAAATAGGACAAATATTATTATCATAATCACCAACTAAATTATATCCCTTTTTATCCATGAAATTATATTCTGGTTTATAAATTTCTATATATTTTAATTCAATATTAATCAATCTGCCTATTTTCTTAGTTCTATGTATAACTTCAAATTTAAAGTTATCTTCACCATATTTATTGAATGCGTTTTGTAAATATTTACTATGATGTTTATTATTTTTAAGAGAATTAAAATGGCTATACTCTCTCTTACTAAAATCTTTAGTACTACCAATATAAATATGATTATTTACAATATTTCTTATAATATAAATTCCTGATTCAATCATTTTTATCCTCACTTTTTTTAATATATTCTTTCATTAGTTTTATTAATACATTTGTCATTGTTCTCCCATCACAAGCAATATTAAATTTTTCTTTTAATTCAGATTCAACTTTAAATCTTATATAATCATCTTTCATATTATCACCCCTTGACAATATATTATCACATTTTATAACATATTGCAACAAAATTAAAAACTCAAAAAAATTAATCTATTTTTATCTCAATTTTCCGTTAAAATATAAAGTCAGTCATAATGCGGCTTTCAGACATGGCTTAAAACCAGTGATAATGCGGCTTTCAAAATAAGACTATTTTAAATTAATTTTATTGGTGTTTGGCCAACAAATGGCCGTTAGAAATTTTTCTATTGTCTAGAAATGAGTGTTATTTTTTAGCCCTGTTATATCAATACTTTCAGGATTTGACATATTTAGGGTAATATGACAGCATATGTAAATGATAATATAAACATTGGGGATAATCTGATTTTTTGGCCGACTGGCTATATAATAAGATTATACCATAACAAAGGAGGTAATTATATGCCACTCAAAAAAGGTAAATCTAAAAAAACAATCTCATCAAACATCAAAAGAGAAATAAAAGCCGGTAAACCTAAAAAACAAGCAATTGCAATTGCCTTGTCAAAAGCTGGCAAATCTAAAAAGAAAAAAAAGAAATAATAAAAGGGCCGTTACTCATCACTATAACGGCCCTTTTCCCGAACATTTACTGCAACATACCAAAACAATTTAATTTTTAAGGATACAAAATCATAAATTTATCAATCAACATTAATCACATATGCAAGTATAGCACACAAATTATTCCAATACAATACTTTTAACGGCCCACATAAGAGAATTTTCTAATTCTGTTAAAGCGATTGACAATTCTCTTGAATCATTGCAGTTATACTCTAAAGAAGTAACAACACCCTTATATGAAGATCTAATATTTTCAATTTTTTGAATTTGTGACTCAGAAGGTGTAATATTTGTCATACTTTTAAAAATCTTATCTTTATCCATTTTAAATTCCTCACTTCTCATCAATTTGATTAAAAGTATATCATACTAGATAAAAAAATTATACTTGATAATATGGCCCGGTCAAAAGAAAAACTATATCTGAAAATTTGTAATTCCTTCTTTGGTTGGGAATGTTTTAAAAATTGGAAATTAAATATAAACATATGTTAACATTTCATAAGAAAACCCCCTCAATAAGTGGAATAATCTTTTTTTTTACTGGATATTATTTATTTATAATTGTAAATATTTGAGAGTGCTATTTAGGAGTTCCCCATAAGTATATGGGATTCCCTAAATAGCACTCTCATTTTTTACCAATTAATATTATTTAGATAATTTTTTATTTAACATATTAGTCCATATATCCAACATATTAAAATATTCAGCAACAACAAAATAAATTCTATCAACTTGATATGCAACATTTTCGTATTTTTTATTTAAAGCAATATTTTTTGATAAAAAAGAAAGTAAATCATCTTTTAAACTTTTCTTTTTACTAAAAGTATTTAAGTATTCAATTGAAAGATTGCTAATATAAATAATTAAATCTGATAAAATAAATTCACATTTATTAATATCTATGATTTCTATATTTTCACTATTAAAATTTAATCTCTCAGTTATAGGAAATTTATTTTCAATAAAAACATCTGAAATATATTTTAATATATCAATAGTACTAAGTAACTGTTTAAAAACTTTATTTAAATCATTATTATTCATGGCTATAATCCCCTTCTAATTAATTTATTTAATTCAGCTCTAGCAATTTCAAATTTATACATAGTTTGTTTTTTAGCTTCCTTTTCTGTAACATCATTTGATAATAAATTAAAGAAATATTTTAATATCTTAGTTGGGTTAAATTTAATCCTATTATCAGTATTATAATTATCTGATAATTGTAATTGTTCAAAGTCAGCATTGATATTTGATTTTACATAATTTATCATTTTAGTTAATTTATTTTTTATATTTTTTTCACCTAATTTAATAATTTTATCTTCCATGAAATTATATTTGATACCATTTCCATTTTTTGACTCAATGTATTTTTGAACAATTGATTCATCTTCACCAACCAAGATTAATGATTTGTATTTTTGGTTTGTTCCTCTCTCAATTCTTCCGCCTGATTGTATAACATTTCTAAAACTTGCAACTTCAATATCTGTAAACCAAAAATTATTATTATGTATAACAACCCGGCCTTTTGCGTTTATTTCTGGCCTAGTATTAATAATACATAAATTAGATTCCTTGTAATTTTTCCCGGTGGCCTCTGGACCATTTAAATAAGAAATATGTGTAAAATCTTTTACAAAATCATAATTTTCATTCGATCCAAGATTTCCAGAAATTGAAAGCATATCAATTCCACCATCATTAATTCCAGTCTTAACCTTTACACCGGCAAATTTTTTATCTTTATATTTATATCTTAATTTTTTGTCAGTTAAAAGAATTTCAACATTTCGTTTTTCAGCACAAAAGGCCAAACAATTAATATCATCTTTATAATCAACCATCATATCAATTGAAATATTTGTAATTAATTTATCAATTGCTTTATCTCTTTGAATAAAAAATACGTCAATTATTTCTATTGGATTTACTTTTTTTGTTTCTCCATTTTCAATAAAATAATCAATTTCTTCTAAATTGTAGGGTGTAGCTGTTAAAAAATATTTTTCACATTTAATAGTATCAAGTATACTTTTTCTTCTAATAATCAGATATCTTTTATATAAATCCCTAGATTCATTAGTAAGTTGGGTTAAAAGTTTGTCGTATTGGTCAACTGACATATTATCCATACACCATTTTATAAAATCTTCCCTAGTATCAAATTCAAATATTGGCTCATCTGTAATCGGATCTAATAGTTTAATGATTTGCTCAACTCTGACAACCCCATGACTAGTCATAATTAATTTGAATAAATCTTCTGACTCAACGTTAAAATGACTTATATTGTTTGGCATTAATAACTCACCCTTATAAACTCTCAATAATCTAAATTTATTTTTTAAGGCTGAAAATGTAAAGCCAATTCTTCTCCCAGTATCTTCAATTGTTTTACTGGTAAAATAAAATTCATTAATTATATTATCAATATTTAAAATTCCGTCTCTATCTAATACATATGTGGGAGTTTCATAATCACCCTCTTTACTAAATCTGATTTGTGAGTTTTCTAGTGGTAATTCATACCGACATGTATTTATATTTTCAGAATAATATCTTTTATCCCTTGATGAAAAACAATTATTTGATACTCTTAACATTTCACCATTTGAAATTTTAACCTTTTTGTAATAGTTATTCATTGAAATATTTATATAAGCCCTAGCTTCGTATTCGTCGGCCTCATCAATAATAATTACATCATCTGGCTTTATTATCTCAGCCAACTTTTTTATATTATTAAAATATATTGGACTATCACCATTATTATAAAAATAACTATGATTTGTAATAATTATCCTAGCTTCCTGGAATGATTCTTTTGATATTTTGTTGTAACTAACCATTTTATTAATATTTATCTTTTTTAAAAAAACTTTTCCAACATTTTTATCAATATCAGGACCTAAAAACGGCATTAAATTTTCGGTCATGGTTGTAAACTTTTTTAAATTTGAAACAATCTCAAATAATAAATCCTCAACATTATCATTTTTTGTTGTTGCAATTACAACTTTTTTATCTGTATAGAAAAGATAATATAAGGCAAGATAAGCAGAATTATATGTTTTACCTTCACCAGTGTTATATTGCATAGCTTTTTTATTATTAATTATTTTACCCTGGAAAAAAGAAATATTATTTTCTAACCTAATGTTATTTTTTACCTCTTCAAACCAATTAATTTGACTTTTATCAATATTTGACATAAAATAACCTCCATAGTTTAAATTGAGTATTTTTAAATTTTTCGAGTATCTCAATTATAAACTTTTTCTTTTTACACAGATTCCACAACTTTATCCACAACCTTAACAATTACTATTTTGTTATTTTCTAATGTAATTCCCAACTTATCATTATTAGTTATACCCAGCATTTTTAAAACTCCTGAATCAATAATAACACCTTTAGAATTACCAATTCTTTGTAATTTAACTTCTTTCATTTAAAATTCACTCCTTTTATTTATTTTTTTACTTGACGTTAATAACATTATATTATACAATGTATACATAGTCAATAAAAAATATAAATTTTACGGGGAGGCCGTTATGAAAAATAATAATGAAATGAAAATCAAAGTTGATATCAACAAAGAAATTTATAACAAAGATGATTTCTATACTTATGTTGGTTGGGTTGAAGGAAGTTATAAAGGTTTATACAGCAATCAAGAATTATCAATTACAACTAATGGCTTTGAATTACGTCCAGGGGTAACCACTTTAGTTGGAACATTAGGCAATTACAGAGGTAAACCATCTTTTAAATGTTCATATGAGGAATTTGATAGTTCATCATATGAAAGTAAATATAATTTATTATGTTCAATCAAGGGAATCAAGGACAATACAGCAAAAAAGATTTTGGACAACATACCAAATAATGACATTGAAATTTTTTATAATAAAGAAGTTCCAAAGATTAAAGGTATAGGACCTTCAACAATTAAAAAAATACATGAGGGCCTAAACTTTTTGAGAGATAATCAAAATTTAAAAAATCTCATTGCTTTGATTGGGAATAGTATTTCAAATAAAAAAATACATCTTTTAAATATGACATTGTCAAATCAAAATATTTCAATTGAGGAGTTCAAATCTGATCCATACGAAATATTAATTGAGGATATAGAAATGAACTTTAAAAAGGTTGATTATTTGGCCCAGGAAAAATTTAAATGTTCAAAAAATTTAAGGTCCAGATTAATATATTTGTCTGAGCAAATAGTTAATACAATTACAGGTTTTGGCAATACTTACATTGACATTGATTTATTTACTGAAAAATTAGACAGTTACAATTTACAATATGATAATTTAAATGAATTTATTGATTGCGACGATTCGAAAATTATAAATGATAATGGCCGGATACAAACTAAATTAATGGCCCAGTCAGAAAAGCAAATACCTTTTTACCTTGATGAGTTAAACGAAAACTCAGTATCAAAACATGAATTGATAAATTTAGATTTGTTAATTAGAGAATACGAAGCTAAGAACGGAATAATTTTACATGATGTTCAAAAAAAGGCTATTAAATCAGCAATTGAAAATAATACAAGTATGATTTGTGGTGGTGCTGGAACTGGTAAAACTACAATAATCAAATGTATCATTTATGTATTTAAAAAGTTAAATTATATGACTCTTTGCACTGCCCCAACTGGTAAAGCCAGCCGCAGGATGTCAGAGGCCACCGGTCAAAGTGCTTTTACATGTCATAGATTTTATTTTGCTGAAGAATCGGCTTCCTTGTTAGGTGAAACACCATGGCATAATAATAAAAATAATGTAATGATAATTGATGAGTTCTCAATGGTTGACAGTATATTATTTTATAAGATTTTAAAAAATATGTCTGAGTCAAAAACAAACTATACTAAATTAATATTAGTTGGGGACCCTGGACAACTTCCAAGCGTGGGAGCAGGTAATGTTATGGCTGATATTATAGAATCTAAAGTAATTAACATAGTAACCTTAACTAATACTTTTAGACAAGCCGAAGGATCGAAAATAATTGAAATAGCCAACAAAGTAAGAAATAATCAAACTTTTGAACTTATTAAAACATCTGACTTTTTCGGAACTATTCAAAATGATATTAACAGTTATATTTTAAGATGTTGGATTTCAAAATATGGCAAGATTTCAGATTTAGACACATTATATAATGATTTTCAAATTTGCACATCTAGCCGCAGAAGATGTAATGAAATTAATAACATAATCAGAAATGAAATGAAAAATCAACCAATTTTAATGTTTAATAAAGATTGTGGATTTAGTCTCAATGATAAAGTTATGAATACAAAAAATGACTATACAAATGATATTTATAATGGTGAATTTGGAAGAATTGAAAAAATAACCTATAAACTTGGTGAAATAGATTTTGAAATAAAAACAAATGAAGAATTAAAAAAATATTATGATAATAAAACATTTGGTAAAAATTTAAATTTTGTTGTTTACTACTCAGGTTTAAATAAAAGTGTAAGTTATGAATTGGCTAATGATGAGTTAGAAAATTTTCAACTGGCTTATTGTTGTACTATACACAAATTACAAGGGAGTGAATTTCAAACTGTTTTATGTGATGTTTCAGAATTTAACATGATTACAGACAGCAGACTCCTTTATACAGCAATAACCAGGGCCAAAAATTTATTTGTATTAGTAAGCAATGAAAAAACAACTATTGATAAAATTATTAAAAATAAACTCAGTTCCAAAAGAAAAACTTTACTTGTTGAGAGATTAGCCCCAACCAAAGAAACCAAAGAAATTGATAACATTTCAAATAATGGCTTTATTATAAATTAGGTTGACAGCTTAAGAAATAAGTTATATAATTAATACAGAGGTCAAAATTATGGCCTCTGTATCACTGATATCCTTAAAAGGAGGTTAGCTATGAAAAAAATAATAAATTATGACAAAAACGAAATAAAACATATACATCTAACTAGTATTATATCAGATTATATTGTAAATGATAAAAAAATGAGGGTTGATATAGGTTATATTTATGAATATTGCCCCTTTTGCACTCATAAAAATCATTTTCAAATAAATACTAAAGAAAATCTTTATAACTCTTTTAATGGTTGTTGTAAAGGTGGAGACATAATAAGTTTTGTTATGGAGGTTGAGGGCCTAAACTTTAAACAAGCAATTGAAAATTTAGGAGATAGATTTAATATTAATAAAACCTCAACAAATTTGGAATCATCATCAAAGAGAGAGAGAGAAATTTTAAAAATATTATCTGAGTATGAAGAGGACCGATTAAAAAAAGAGGAAAACAGATTCTTTGATTTTCTAAAATTTATGGAATATGAAGATATATTTTTTAAGGCATTACCTCTGGTTGGAACTGATAAATTGATACACTATATTTATAATTTGAAAGGAATGGGGATCTATGAATAAGAGAGAAGATTTAAATAAAATATTAAATGGTTTTTATAAAGATATTAATAGACATGAGCGAAGTATTAAGTGCGAATGCGGCGGCTTAACATTTGGGGTTATTTACAATCATAAGGAAGCTAAGATTGATTTATATTGTACAAGTTGCGACAAATTAGCCCATACTAGGAATGTTTTATGGTCCCCACTTGAAAATATACAGGGTGACATAATAGATTTATTAAAATTAGTTTACAAAGATAATAAAAAGCATATGATTGGTTTTGTTGGGACATATTTAAAAGCTAAAAAGGTCCAGGAGTGCAATGACATGGATTTATTAGATAAAGCATTTGAGGCCCTATATGAAACTTTTGAAAAGGATTATATAATTAAAAAGTAATGTTAGTTTGAGCAGCTAATATTTCATATCGAATTCTATAATGGGATTGAAAAAGGGACATTGTCAACCAACAATGCTCCCTTTTTCGCCTACATGGGCCAAAAATTTAATAAATACTATAAATATAATTAGGTCCTTCCAATCAGCATAACAACCATGCGTTATTTTAAATCTACCATACCATATCATTATTATAATCATAATTATAATAATATCTAATACGCATTTAATGGGATGGGTTATTACATGAAATAACCCCAATAAACTATAACCCAATGGCTTTAATACTAAATTACACATTAAAAACCCAATATTATCATCATCTTTCATAAAAGCCCCTTTCTATCAATTGAATCCCATTTCTTTATATTTTCAATTGCAATTTCAACATCTTTCAATTCCTCTAATAATTTAGATTGCCTTTTTGTCCCTCTCAGCCATTTAATTAATTCTTTTGATAACTCAGCCATTTCCTCGATATTATGGACCATATCAACTTCAAACTTATTCATAAACTAAGACCTCCATATTCTTAAAATAATTTTGTAAGGGAAAAAATATCTTAAACCGGCCGGAGTTGTCATATCAAGTAAATGATGCCCCAAGATACCTAGGCCCATGCCTAAAACAAATGAGACCTTATAAAATATTGCAAATGGTATTAAGGTTAAAATGCTATGAAATAAAGCTCCTCTATGGCTTGTAATTGGGTTATCTGGTAATATTTTTTGTATGATTTTAAATATCTTTGGTATGATTGGGCATTTTTTATTAAATGTTGAATACTCTGCATCTATATCTGGAACAAATGACCCAATTACAACTCCTGATATAGTTATTAATTCTGTTAATAAATCATCTTTCATATAATAAATTGTTAAGGCTGAGACAATAGCCGCCCCAACACTATGACCCTTTTTATTCATTACAAACCCTCCAATTCACCTAATATTTTAATTGTTCCATCTTCGAAAAATTCTCTGTGAAAATAGATTTTAGTTTTAAATGATTTCATTTCAGATCCTCCCTTTTATAAAAATATGGTTTTGATTCTACACAATAACACACTTCAGAATTAGGACATTCCATTATTTTAAATTTTTTACATTGTAAACAACTGGGCTTACTTTTAGTAAATTCATTATGGAATTTTCTTGTTACAATCTCAATTTCATTTTCATCATATCCAAACATTTCAAACAATTGTTTTAATGAATCATTTATTATTGACATAATTTGCCTCCTCTTCCGGTGTTGCCGCCTCAATAATGTATTTGCCGTTTTCAATAGTTATCTTTACTATTTTACCTAATTTTAAAAGTTCTCTTTCATATTTCGCCAGTATTACACACTTACTGCTTCCATGTTTTTGTAATCTTTTAAATATTTCCATAATATCCCTTCCCTTACTCTATTGACATATACTTATAGTATTAGTATAATATAAGTACGCTTAAAAAGCAACATAAATTAAGGAGGTTAGAGGATGTTAATAACTAAATTTGAAATAATTACAAGTGTTATAAGTGCCGGAGTATTACAATATTTTGGATTTAATCCTCTATATGGTTTTATTTTTATTCCAATGGTTAAGGTTTTAAAATTTTCCATGGAAAAGCAAAAAAAAAGAAATAAGATTTTTTCATTTTTAAGACTTACAAAACAATATTTTTATTCAAAGGATTTCAGGGGTGTAATAGGTTTCTTTTTGTTCTTTGAGTCTTTGGCCGGGATTGGGTTTTATTATAAAATTGTTGGCTTATCAACTTTTTTGATTCCTTTTGGCCTCTGTTATCCTGCAGATTTGTTAAGGAATAATTTATGGGAAATTAAAAAGACTAATAAAATGACAGAAAATTTAATTGATTTTTATAAAGATGAAATTTTAATTATAGAAAACGTCGGGGGGATCTTGACAGTAAATTCAAAAATCCCCCTAGATGATAAAAATAAAGCGGTTTTTGCTATTTGCTGTAACTCAACAATTACCAGTATAACACAGGATATCAAAAGAAAATATATTTACTATGTAAAACATAGGCCCGGTCAAGAAGACAGATACAACAAACTAGAAAAAGGAAGTCGGGAGAGACTTGAACAAATATTAACGGACCTAAGGGGAAAACCAAATTTTGTAAATTCATTAACCGATAAATTTCAAGATACATATATTTATAATTCCAGATTGAAATTAAAGTTTATGAATAGGGAATTAGCAGATATAACCCATAAATTAGGACTTAAAAAGGGCCGTTTAGAAATTATAACAAATGAGGGACATTATGAGTTTAAAATTAAAAAATGCCTCAATATTATGTATTATTTGGATGATGTAATAGAAAATACAAAAAAGCCAAAAGATATGATTTTACCTTTTATTGTTGGATGTGAAAATGCCACTGGTAAAGTTATTATAATGGACCTTACAAAATTAACACATATTTTACTTGGTGGAATGACTAACACCGGTAAAAGTTGCACAATTAACACCTGGTTAGATACTTTATTATATTGGAACTATGACAAGATTCTTTTATTTATAACTGACTTTAAACATTCGGCTTTAATGAAATATAAGAAAATTAAAAATTGTTGTTTGATAGATGATTCAGAGCAGGCACAAATGGAATTTTACGGCAACTTATTTAATGAGTTAATCAGAAGAAGGAATTTATTTGAAAGAGTGGCCGAAGAATTAGATGTTGAATGTAGAGATATACACGACTATAACAGATTATATCCAAATAATCCATTACCTTATATCATAGTAACCACCGACGAAATAAACACAGCTTGTCAAATGAATTACACAAACAAATATACAATCGGCGGCATGGATGTAACATATGAGGATATACGGGCCTATTTCTTTACTAAATCAAGGTCATTGGGTATTCACTTGATAGATGTAATTCAAAAGGCAACTGCCGGCCAATATTTTAAAACTTGGAGGGCCTCAATTGATACCAGAGGAGCCCATAAAATGGCAGAAGAGTCTGAGTTAAAATATGTTTTGGAACTTGCCAAGGAGTTTTATGAATTTGCAATGGGACAGGACCAAGGGGAATTTTTATTTAAGGACCATTTGAGCCAAATATATAAATTAAAGGGGTGTTTTATAGATGAAAAACATAATAAAGTATTTGAGGCAATTAAAGAAATTGGCTTCAGAAAAACTGCAAGAAAAACCATTAAACAACCAGTTGAAATTGAATCCCCTATATCCAATAAAACCACCTTATAATTCTGGCTTTAGTGAAAAACACCTTGACAATTTTTTGAATCAAAAGTCAACTATTATATATGTTGAAAATGGCGGCGGCGGCGAATGTGATGTTATTTCTCCGGAAAATATAGAAAATTACACAGACGAAAACCGCCAAGACTTTAAAAATAAATCAAAACAAACACAGTTTGAAATGCTTTACCAGTACATGAGAAACAAGGCGGACCCAGATAACATTTATACTAAGGAAGGCAATAGAGAAATAGGCAACTATTTCAATGTTGGAAAAGATTTAATAAGTCAAAGATTTAGGGAATTACTAGAATTAAATTGGATTTCAGAGGTAACCGAACTAAACCGCAAATATAAATTACTAAGGGAGGATAATCATGAATAATATTGATAAATTAAAGGCAAAAATTAAAAAAGTAAAAGTTGATAATGAATTAATCACAGTTAGAAGACATATGAAAAAATTACAAAATGAAAATAGACTTGATTTAAATGTTAAATTATGGGGATGGGTATTTGGTTTAATAGGGTTTTTGGGCTTTTTAGCCTCAACAAGTATGTCGATTGCCGGGGGACTAAAAAGCCACAAGAATTTAGCTTTGATTGCTTTTGTGATTGGGGTTGTTTTCATTCAACTAGTAGTTTATGTGTTTTGTATTAAAGAATCAATCATAAAATATAGATTTCCAAGATATTATTTAATTGCTAAAGCAGTCCAATTGGGCCTTCTTGCAATCTCAATAAATTACAATTATGAATTTTATGATAAAAAAAACTTTTGGAATTTCTTATTATCTGTATTGTTAGAAGTGGCAATAATTGTAATTACAACAATTGGGGGAGATTTCAGATCCTTAAATTATCAGGACCAAAAAATTATCGAAGATGGCGGATTATTTTCAATAATTGCAATGTGGTGGTTTAATAAATTGCATAAACTAAAAGTTAAGATTTTAGACGAATATAACCAAAATATTATAAACTTAACCCAACCAATAGAGTTAAGAAAAAACTTAACTATTTCTCCGGACAACTTAACCAGTGAAAAAATACAAATTGAGGATTTCCAAGGGTTAGGGCTGGTTAAGTCGGAGTTAAGTTCACCGGTTAAGTTAGAGTTAGGAAAAGTTAAGTCGGAGTTAAGTCCTGAGTTAAGAAAAGATAAGACAATAATTCTATTAAAAGAAAAGAATTTAGAAGAGTTAAGATTTGAAATTGAAACTTATCTAAAAGAAAACTTCAAGGAAGGGGAAATTATAACAACTGGTAAAATTAGGGAAATATTTGATTTAACAGAATCTCAATGGAAAAAAATTAAAAATGATTTGAATTGTGTTGAGACAATAGGGACAAAATTAAAGTATAAAGTGTTATAATAAAATCAAATTTAATACTTGCCTATGTTTAAAGATATATTAAAAAAATAGCCTATTAATTTTAATAAGGCTATTTTTTTATTAAATTTTCCCTAGGGGGAGAAAACTAAATAAATTTTTTCTTTTTCACTATTTAAATTTTACTTGCTACTTAATTTTATTAAATTGGTCTGACTCTAAATTATTTCTTTTTGGATCATTATCTGTAAATAATATTTTACCAGTGTTATAAATCAATATTGTATAACCGCCTCCGGTCCCATCATCATAATTATATTTTAATACTTTTGAATCATTACCTATTGATTCGGTACAATTATCAAAAACGCCATTTTCTGGACCGTCTGCTTCTAAATATAATTTGGCTTGATTTCCTTTGATTTCCCATATTGCACCAAATTTATTTTTATATTTACCATCAAAATTATAAGGAGTTTTAGTTGGTTTTATTTCAATTGCTGTAATCTTTTCAACTTCCACTTTTTTATTTGCCTCCTTAAAAACTTTGTTTGATAACCCGGCCGATATTACAAATAATATCATTACTGTTATAGTTGTAGTTAAAATAAACTTTCTCATATCCATATTTAACACCTTAAACCCATATTTTTTAAATACATATTACAATTAAATTACTAGTATGTCAATATAACATATTATGGCCTAACTGTATTAGTTGGATATTCATTGTTTTTATGGGCCTCTTCTTTTCTCTTTTTCCTAGCTTCCTTTATTTCCTCTTCGGACATTTCAGATTCATTTTTATTTTTATTTTCCTCAGCCATTATGCAGGCACCTCCCCAATTACAGCAATCACAATAAATTGACTTCCAATTTTCATAACTATAACATTAGATCCAACTTTTAACCCGGTCAAATGTGTTGTAGATTTACACAAAATAGCATCATCTCCGGGGTAAATTTTCACAGATAGAGGAGTTAATGCTGAAACAATACCAGTAACAAATTGGTTAGTATATTTTTGATTTATAATATATTTGAAAAATTTATTATTCATGTCAATATGTACTCCTTATCCGTTTAATTCTTGAGCTTATAAGCCCTCCGGCCGTCAATGGTATATTTAGACTTTCTATTTTATAAATGCTATCAACGTCCAAAAGAACGTTTTTAAAGCGGTATCCATCACCTTGCCATGGCAGGCCATCTTCAATTCTGGAACTTACAAAAACATGGTTATAATTTATACTTTCCTCGATTTCCAGCATTTTTAACATTTCACGCCTGGCCCTTAAATCAACATAACTTTGACTAACCGCTTCACTATTAAATATTTTTGTAACATATCTGCCTATTGATGTATAACTAAATGGATGAGAACTTAACCCCTCGTTTTCAAAGGTCCAAACTTTATAAAGTGGAGCAGTATCCTCATTAAGTTGATTATTTATTATTACAACTCTGTTATATATTTGGGTATAATCTAAGTCTAATTCTATTCCAGATTCATAAAGTGAAAATTCATTATCAATAAATTCATGGGTAATATTTGCGGTTTCGGTCCATGGGATCCCTCTATAAACACCGGAACCATCACACCACAAAGGATAATAATTTATCATATTAAGTAAACTATTGATTATAAATAATTTACTTTTTCCAAGTTCATAATTAATATCCTCAGCCAAAACTTCGGAACTATCAACAATGTTATATTTTGCCCAGGTTCCAACACTTGCAATTAATGCCTCTATTAAATCAACAACATTTGATCCAGCAGTATAAGCGGTTGAAACTAAAGTTTTATCTTGCTCAAGTGCTAATAATAAATCATAGCATTGTATAGGTCTATCAACCAAAATACCATTACTATGCTTTTTAGGTGACATTAACATAAATACACCCATTGGAAATTCATAAGTATCATTAATTACATACCAAGGTTTTATTAAATCTGTCAAATAATTAATACTTGTATTATTTCTAATATTTATATTTGCTGTGCTTATAATATCCCTTGTAAAATCAATTGATACATTAGCACTCTCAACATAATTATCAATAAAACCGGCAGACTTATAAAATCCACCTTGTAAGGTTAAAAGTTCATATTTAAATGTCTCAACCCTGGACCTATATAAATAATCATTATCAATTGTTACAGGTGGAACATATACAGGCGGATAATAATTAGCCTCAACATTTGGCGGCCATGCTCTAAATCTTACATCAATTACACTAAAATCCTGGACCTTATCACTAATATAACCCTGTAAACCAACATTTATTAAAGGCATAGTGATATTTGAATCTAGCACTAAACTAGGATTTAAACCTAGCAAATTAATATTAGCAACTTGACCAACATCAACAATTCTTTTTATTCCACCTAGCAATGCTTCAACATTAACATTAGCAACTTGACCAACTGAAATATTGCTATCCCCAATTATAGTAGGTGTTGGGCATGCAATGTTTATATTAGCAACTTGACCAACAACAATATTACTATCTAATGACAAAGCCGGAGTTTTAACTTCTATGTTTGCGTTGGCTGGGCCTGCAACAATTGGCTTACTGCTTGCCGTAACAGTTGGGACCTTTGCGGTTGTTGTAATATTTATGTCATCTGGTTGGGTTGTTGTTTGGTCTACATGATAAGTTATATATAGCCATGTATCATCATTTCCAGAATCAAATTGACTCCCTAGACATGTTAAACCATCAGCCCTCCACTTAATTAACAATTGTATTGCATTTCCACTTGCCCAATTGGGCCGGTCAATAATTTCTTGAATAATATCTGTTATTTCCGGCCCATCTTGCCAATCATAATCTATAGGGCATGTAATATCCCAATCAGAATAAGCAGTTGTAACTGTTTTTGATGTATAATTTGACCTTGATGTTACAGCGGCGGAATTATCTTCGTCACAACCATAAACCCTAAGTCTAGAAGTCCCAGTCTCAGAACTATAAAGTAAATAATCAAAATAGGCATAGTCAATTGTTGCACCTTTGGGAATAGTTACATTAACATATCTATTAAATGCCTCATGAATCCTAACGGCTGCCGTACCACCCATATAATTATATGTTTCATTATTGTAAAAAGTATCTGGGTTATTAAATGTATACCCATCATCAGCAGAAGCACCTGGTAAAAAATGCACATCAGCCATTTAAAACACCACCTTATGCCACTGTAAAGGTAATAATTCCATCAGTGTTAAATTGTATTACAAAATCCCCATTAGTTGTTGATACATCTGCCCCAAAATCAATATAGGCTATAACTGGACTTGTTGAGTCAACACCAGTTGACGCATCATATATTACCGCATAACGTGCTGTAATCGTAGAACTTGCCCAAGTTACATCCGCCGCATCAAGTTTTGCTATATTTGTTCCAGCTGTATAAGTTATTGTTTTACTTGCTAAAGTAGCACCGCCGGCAGTGTATCCGGTCCCGGTAACCTCATTTGTAACATCATCTTTGTAATCGTGAGTATCTTGATCTGGCGTATATGACGAAGTACAAAGCATAATTTTAATAGTATCACTATCCCAGTCAATTTCCTTATTAAGAGCCTTTAAAATCATATTTCCGTATAATTTAGCAGTAACAGCCATTTAAAATCATCTCCCTTTTTTATTCTTCTATTTTCTCAATTATACAACTAAATTGATATGCATCGTTGTCTTTTTGTTCAAATGTGCAATCTGACAAAGAACATAAAAACCATCTGCCCTTCCAATCTCTATAAAAAACGTCTTCAGTGCTTTCAATAATATCAATTAGACTGTCATAATTTGTAAATGGTAAATCACAACTAAAATTGATAATATCTTTTAACTCATCACCTTGATATTTTACTTTGTAATTTCTACCTTCAAACTTTCTTAATACCTCATTTCTGCCCCTTTTTTCTGTGTATGAGGTATCCCCAACAATTCTAACACTAGTCGAAAATGATGTTTCACCATTAATAAAAAATATCCCAGTCAAGGCATTAACAAGCGTATGAACATAAGAAGTTTTTGTCGTTGGGTTAGTACTAACAGCAACTGCATAATAATAAGTTGTCCCATTTAGCAAAGGTAAATAGTCGGTTACTGTAGTATTTTCAACTATATTATCTAATAATAATTCATAATTTACCCCATCAATAGACTTATATAATTGATTATAAGAGGCCCCAATTTCTCCTCCGGTTGGTGCTGGGCTAGTAATTAATATGTTTGCTGTCCCAACATCATCATTATAAGTTATTGTCAAATCTGGTTGAGGTGGTAATAAAAAACTAGTTGTAAAATCACTTTCAGCTTCAACAGACCATAAACCAGCACTATCCAAAGATTGCATTTTTACTTTATAACTTGCACTATTCTCCAAATAAGTGCTAAATGTAGTTGTCAAAGCGGTACCATATACTGTTTTTGTTTCTAGCAATTGATCCAAACTATTATATAATTTTATAATTGCCTGGATTTGGGTGTCACTCTCAGCATCTGCAAATGTCCAATTAACAACTAATACACTATAACCATAACTAGAACCATTTCCAGGGCTTGTAATTGCAATTGTTGGTTTTGTGCTTGTTGTAAATGTTGCAGTACTTGACCAAGCAGAACCGGTGACATTTCCGCCCCATGTTTTAACTTGCCATTCATAAGTAAAATCAGGATCAAAAGTGCTAAGCGGAAAAGTGTAAAATTCATCTGTTAAAGCATATTCCTCTAATTGTGGATTAGCTGGCCATGCATCGCCTGATTTTCTATATTGTAAACTAATTTTTGTTTGGGCCGAAGTGTCAGTTGGGTTATGTTGCCAAGTAAATAATTTAGCTAAAGCAGTATCAATCAATAATCCACTATCAGGAGTTAGGCTTGTTGGTGTCGAAGGTGGCGAACTTGCCGGAATTTCATTACTGTAAGCATAAGCACTTGATAATGTATTAGTTGTAACATAAGACCAAACACGATATTTACTCAATGTTGCATATGGAGAACTATCAACTTTTGCAGTTGAAACGCCGGATAATGTATAATCAACTTCAACCCAAGTACTGTAAGGAGTTTCGGACCTTTCAATTTTAATATTATCAGCATTCGGACTGTTATTTGTCCAGGAAATATTTACGCTAGAAATATCCCTAACAGCCACAACATTAGTAACAGGAGAAGGAGTTGTCTTTATATATGTTGGTGTACTTGTTGCATAAGTAGAATTTCCAGCATAATTATAAGCTCTGACCCTGTAATAATATTTTCCATTTGCTGAAGTTGTTGTATCTGTATAACTTGTTGAGGTTGGGGACAAATCTCCTTTTATTTGACTCCAATTTGTTCCATCGGATGACCTTTCAATTTTTAAATAAACATAAGGTTTTCCAGCGGCGGAGTGATTGGTCCATGCCAATGATTGGCTAGTATCGCCCACCCTTGTAACTGTTAAACTAGTTGGAGGATCTGGGACTGTATAAGTCCATTCTATCCATAAATGTTGGTAATATGAAACCGCATCATCTGTAAACATATATATCCGGCCATTTCCGCCAGCCTGAGCCTTAATTAAACATTGCATATCATATCCAGTTGTTAAAGTAGCCGCCCAACCTGATTGGTCAATTAATTCCTGGATTATTGTTGTAACCTCAATATCATTTTTATATTTAAATGGTGCATCTGCATTTGTAAATGTTAAATCAGTATAAGCAGTTGTTAATGACTTTGCATTAAAATCACTAACAGAACTAACTGCCACCGGTGAAGTTGATTTCTCAAAATAAAATTTAACTGGGCATGATGTTGCACCATCAGGGTAAAAAGTACTAACATATAAATCTAAACATGCATATGTTATTATTGCCCCTTTTGGTACTTTTACATCTCTAAACCTAATAAATGAGTGGCCTTCATATGTTCCATAATCTCCAAATTCTAAAAACGACCATGGGTTAGGCTCGTAACCGCCTTGATTGTAGAATGTCCAAGTCGTACCATTACCGGTATATATACAACCGGTATCCGCATCATTTTCTGGGTGGTGACAATGTGTACTCATTAAGCCTCCCCTCCTCTTGTAACGCTTTCAACCTGTAATTGATTGAAAAAGTTTTTTAATTTTAAAACATCATTTATATCATCAAAATCAATTTTTACACTAAAGTTATTTGTTGTTGATGATTGAGTTGTAATATTTTTTGATAATCCAGTCAAACCGCTTGTTGTTGCTGCCCCAACTGGACTAATTGCCTTCGCTACCCCTAAACTAGCCTTTTTAACTTTATCAACGCCCTTTTCTAAATCATCAGTTATCATATTAATCATTGTAGGCATCCATTTAGGAATACTTTGTAAAGGTCCTTCTTTGGCCGGGGAACTTGGGAAAAATGATTTTATTGCACTTGCAATATTACCGGCCGCATTTTTAACTTTGCCTACCATTGACATAATACCATTTATGACACTTTGAATAATATTTGCCCCGGCGTTATACATTGAACTTGCAATTCCAGAAATAGCACTTTGAATTCCACTTGCTACATTCCGGGCCGCATTTGCCGCACTACCTATATAATTACTAATTGCATTTACAAGTCCAGACATAGCATTTGCGGCTATACTATAAAGAGTATTTAAAATGCTTGATACCCCATTAACTAAAGATTGTATTAAACTTCTTCCTTGACCTACTAGGTTACTAAAATAATTTATAATTGTGTTAACCATACCAGAGATTAGATTTTTAGCATTCCCAGCCAAAGAACTAAAGAAGTTTACAACACTTGAAACTAAATTACTAACAAAATTTATTACACTATTTACTAAATTCATGAACCAATTTATTATTCCATTGACCATATCAGGGATAATTGAGTGGCCCACAAGTGTATTATACAAACTAGTAAACCAGGTAACTATTCCATTTACAAAACCACTAACAAGGCCAACAATTGCATTAAATGCACCAATGAAAACATTTTTAACATTTTCCCATAGGTCCAAAGTTGATTTTTTAACCATGTCCCAATCGCCGGTAATAATTCCAATTAACATCCCTAATATACTGGTTACTGTTCCAACTAAACCAGTAATCAAAGTTACAACGCCTGGAATCATTGATAATAGGCCATTGTATAAACCAATAAAAACACCCATAACAGTGGCCCACACTCCAGCAATAACAATTCCTAAACCTTTTAATAATTCAATCAAAGGACCTAAAGAATTTTTAAGGTCATTAAATGCAGTTTTAGCTGGTCCAAAGTCCATAGATGTAAATGTTTTTACAAACATGTCTTTTAATGGGGTTATTACCTCTATAACTTTTTTAGCAAAACCCATAATTGCATCCCGAACATTTATAACAGTTTCTTTGAACTCTCTAAATTTAATTACTATTTCCCCAATGTCAACGGCCCTATTTGGGAACATATTTAACATTGCTTTTGCGAACTTTTCAAAATTATCTGTTTTTATACCTTCATAAAATCCAGTAATAGCATTTTTGATATCTGAGATATGATTTTTAATAAACATGGCCGCTTCTTTTATCTTATCAACAGCACCGCCAAAGGTTTCCTTTATTTTGTCCCTTACACTTCCAGAGGACAACATTAAAGCCCCAAAAATACCAATCAAAGCAGTTACAGCAACAACAACAGCCGGAATAACAAAACCAACAGCACTAATAACAGAACCTATAACACCGGCCGCCGTTATGACTCCGCCTATAATTGTTATTAAAGCACCAAAAGCAACTATTAAAACAGGTATAACAGCCGCCACTCCTGCAAAAATTAATATCATACTTTTGACCGGGGTACTTAAATTATTAAAATAACCGGCCAAATTTGTTAAAGCTGGAACTAATGTATTACTTAAGAATTCAGATATTGGCTTTACAGCAGAACCCAAAAACTCATTAAAATTATCTCTTAAAGTTGATAATTTACCGCTTAAAGTTTGGGACCCTTTATCCATACCGCCGTAAAATCTACCTCCGGCACTTGTTGCATCTGTTAATGCTTGCTCAACCTCTTTATAGGTAACTTTCCCATCTTTCATCCTAGCCCTTACCTGTTCGGTTGTTTCGCCTGTCCGTTTTGTAATTTCATTTAAAGGATTCCAACCTCTATTTATTAATTGGTTAAGGTCCCCAGCTTGTAGCCTTCCTAAACTGTTAACCTGTCCCATAACTAAAGCTAGGCCCTGGAATCTTTCATTGTTTCCAAGTGATACATCCCCCAGCCTTGACATTATGGGTAAAACATTTTCTTGAGTATAACCATAATTTAATAAAGTTTTTGTTGCCTGAGCTAAACCAACAACTTCAAAGGGTGTTTTTGCCCCCATCTCTTTTAATTTTGCGGTCATATTAACGGCCGCTTCTTCAGAGCCAAGCATAACTTCAAAAGATGATTGCAAATCTTCAATAGTACTATTATATTTAACACCCTGCTCAATTAATCCGACTATTGGTTTAGTTATTCCATTAATTAAAGTTTGGCCAAATTGAGTAATAGCACCGCCGACATTACTTAAGCCACTGCCTAAGTTTGTTAACTGGCCCATTACCTCATTCATTCCTTCAAATCTTATATCCCCAAATAAATCAAAAATTTGAAATGACATTGATTATTCACCTCCTTTAATTAATATTTTCTATATGTTCAACAGATACCTTAATATGATGGTCTAAATGGACCGTATTTTGGGGGACACTTATAACCCTATATGTTGACCCCTCATATTCTATTATGTCACCATATGCCAAATTAAAGTCATCACAATAGAAGTTAAATTGTGCTTTGATTGTGTACTTTTCCCCAAACTTTTGCTCCATTGAAGACCTTGATCCTAAATAACCATTTATTGTGGTGCTTGCATAAGTTGTTGTATATTCATACTTATTATTTTTCGAAGAAGCGGCCGGCCTTTTCCTTGTACATGATACATAAAAATCCTCAATCATCTACATAATCCCCCTTTATGATAAATATAAGGGCATAGTTGGGACCGACTTTCTAATTAAACATCTAAAAGTATTACATGATTGCATCAAACTTTTTGGAAAACCATGTGTAAATTCATCAATATTGACATAACTATAATCATCTATTGATTCGCTTTTTACAGCAGGATTAATTTTCTTATTTATTTTAAATTTGACCATATCAGCAACAACACTTTTTAAAGTTTTTGGCCATAATAAACGGGCCATTAATATACTGGACCCAGCCGTCTCATCTTTAACAGTATCAACATCCTCAAAAACAATAGACCCGGCCGCAACTGTTTTAATTGTGTAAATCTGGTCATTATGAATTGAATTATAAACTCTGACAGAATCGCCTGCTTTAAAGTTTAGCCCAGCCAAAGAACTACCAGAATCATTAATTGAATTTGTACTGGCCACAAATGACAAAGTCGCTTTATAAGTATAAACTGCTAAAATATATCCCCTCTTATAACTACTAACAACATCTAAAAAATCATTATTACAATAGTCACAAATTGCCTGCTCTATAATTGGGATATTTGCTTTGATTTGTGTATCATAAGTTGAAACAGTTATCCCTAATAGGGCCTTAATTTCTGTTAAGGTTGCAATCACATTATCACCCCTCTACAATTTGATTAGTTATCCCATTTAATTGCCTTTGTTTATCCTTTTCCTCTATTATTCGCCTAATATCAACGACATTTTTCTTTATTCTTGATTCCTCAATTATTTTTTCCTCATTGGTCATTGAATTTTTACTTTTCTTGGTTTCTCTGGTTGGGTTGTTTAACCTGTCATAATAACCAATTTCATTTTTATAATCGTCGAATGTTTGATTCTCTTTTCCTTGTTGCATGAAGGCTTGCCATAATCTATCATCATCAATTTTCAATTGCTCATTATTTATTCTTTCAATACACTTATAATAAAATAACAAGCCCTCATTCATATCCAAGTTTAAAATATAATTTACATAACCAAAATCCTTGTAAACATACATTAATTGTTCAATACATTCGACTTCGTTAAAAAATCCCCACCAACTTTTTTAAGTTGAGTAAATAAAACTTCAGGTAAACCAGCCTTAAACATATTTTTAAAAGTATCTATAACCTTGTCAAAATCTAAGTTCTCAGCTTCCTTTGTTGGTATATCATTATAAGAGGCTATAAGTTCATAAACTGCCTCTTTTGCAAGTTCTATATTTTCCAGAACAAAAATTCCAACATCAATTCCAAGTGAATTATCAAAGTCGGTTTTTGCTTTTAATATTTCTTCTTCACTTTTTGACTTATCTTTTTTAATTAATTCTAATTGCTTTTTATTTTTTTCCAATTGTCGCATTGCATACTCAGCATAATTTTTTGTTCCCATACCTCTAAGTATCTTACTTATTAATAAAACCTCTTTTAGTTTTATTTTTCTTTCAACTGCTTCACTCATAATAAAAATCCTTTCCATTGCTCACCTGAGCCATTTTTTTTATTTTTTAATTAAACATCATATTCGTGGACCTCAAAAGGTGGAGTTGTTGGGGTTGCATAGGCATACATTCCCTCATAGTCCATTTCAGAGGTAACCTCCCCTTTTTCCTTAAAGTTTAAATCTATATTTCCAACATTTAAACTATTTTTTACAATGATTTTACATGCTTTGCCATCATGTTTTTGACCAACAAAAGCAACATTTTTTAATACATCTGTAGACTCAATATTTAAATTAAATGCTATTTCATGATAATCCCCTCTATCTGTAACAGTACAAGGGACCCCATAAGCCAGAGACACATAATTTAATTTTAAAAAGTTTACAATCAAATGAGGAATCATTTTTTCAATTCTCTTAAGTCCTTTGACTGGGCCATATACGCCATCAACTTTGGGATCTATTACTTTAATATCTAAAGAAAATTTTGATCCGCCTTGAGTTGCACCAATGACCGCTTCTCCGGCCTCATTATAATTAACGTA